ATTCTCAGAAAACTGAACCTGAACAGACTCCTAAGACTGAAGAACTTCAAGCTCCTGCTGCTCAAGCACCAGAAAGTAATGACCAAGAAATTGTATTGGATAATGTTGATATTAAGGCTGGTGAAGAACAATCTAAGACTAAAGAAACTGCTGCTACAAATCCTGTAGATTTGAATAAACTATCTGGTGATGATAGAATTGATGAACTTGCTTATAGAATGATGAGAGGTCAATTAGACAACGGTAAACCTCGTTATAATAAGACTTATAAAGCAGGTTATACTGAATCTGAAAGAGCCGCTGCTCAAGGTATTGTCAATCAGAAGGATTGGGAAGGTCTTAAAGAACGTCATGATGCAAGAGTTGCAAATAAAGATACTCACTATTCAACTGCTTCAGAAACAGAAGTTGCTAAGAATGATTATACTCCAATGAAAGATATAACTCAATCAAGAACTGCTGATGTTTCTACTCCAGCATCTCAATCTACTGGTGGTCAATCCGCTGCTGACGCTGCTGCTAAGGCAAGACTTGCAGCTGAACAGAGAAATAAATCTCAAGATGTTGTAGTCAATACAAAACCTGTAGAATCAAAACATGAGACACAACAGCCAAAACAAGAAGCTACTCAAGTTGCTAAGTCTGAACCTAAGAAAGAACCAAAATCTAATGGTAAGACACAAATATCTGAAGACCAATATGGTAATATCAAAGTTGAAAATGATACTGGTACTCTTTATAAGACTAAAGATGGTCAAAAGTATTATAAACTAAAAGATAATGATACTATCTTTATGGCAGATGATAAAAATAAATTAAAAGAATCTAGAGCACATGATGGCTTAGTTGTTGAAACTATCAATGGTGATACTCAAATCTATCAGTCTATCCAGCAAGGTGGAAATGAAATCTATAGAGAAAGAAATGTCACTCAAGAAGTTATGACTTCTGATCGAATTAAAGAAAGTCTTGATAGAAAACAAGCAACTAGAGATGGTGGACGTAGTGGTAATCAATACAATAGAGGTAGAGGTGGTGAAGCTGCCGCTGCAGCCGCTGCTGCAAAGAGCGCTCAACAGCAACACGCTTCTGCTCAAAGTAGTTCACAAAAGGTTAAAACCGCTTAAAACGCTCTCAGAATATAAAATAATAGAGGATGATAGTTTTATCATCCTCTTTTTTATTTAAGCCCAGAAAGCGCTTTCTGCGCAACTAATCGTATGCTATATTACCTTCACCATCCATAGGGTCATCTAATGTATTGATATTGTTATAGAAATCCAATCCAGAAATCTCTCTTGATGCAATCTTCTTCTGTTCCTTTAAATCCATACGAATAGAGTTAGTCACAACCTGTGTAGTATATGCGAATGCTGATGAATTTGCCTCTGTATCATAACGGTTAATATATCTAAATAAAGTCATCAATGCATTCTGCTTAATATCGTTAATATCTTCTGGATCTTTACTTGCAACCAACTTAAATGATATTACACGACCATCAATAATCTTAATAAATGCTTCACAAAGATTTGCCTTTACAATATTGAATTCACAGTCATATTTTCTTCTTGCTTCAGGAGTCCAAACTGAATAGTAATCTTTTCTTAGCTTATTGATATGTTTAACTTTATTCAAAATAAACTTCTTACAACGGTCATACTTATCTTTCTTAATCTTATTTGTGTTATATGAATTCTCTAACTTGCTTAGATATTCTGCACACCATGACCCATCATCCTGATAATTCATTTCATTGTATTTACGAATTAACTCTCTCAAATAGGCATTGTTAATATAACCATCTGATTTATCTGCTTTTAGTTTTTCTAAATCTACTTCACTCATAAAAATCCTCTCAATATGTTATTGTTTGTTTCTAAGATAAAATATAAGAAAATAAAAACAAATCCACTTTCCATGGATTTGTTTTTTTCCAATATTTAATGTGCTTATTAAATTCTTGGATGTTTAACACTGTTTGTGGAAGGAGTGTGAGCATTTGCTTGTGACTTTGCTTTGTTAATTTCCTTCTGAGTTTCAGCATTTTCATCTTTAATCATATTGTTAACAATTTCTTGTTCAATTTCTACTTCCATCCAAGGCCAATCATCAGTAATTTGTAAGTTTGCATACTTTGCAATACGTGTGATTAGTTCCAAGATTTCCTTAATAGAAGTATGAGTAAACATATTTTCATCAGCAACAATTAGCTTAACATCAGTAATTTCACCACATATAGGACATTTAACTTGTATTGTTTTGTGCATACCACATTTCATTTGGTCAATTGTATATTTTAAATTAACAAAGTCCATACCTTGTAAATTCATAATGAATTTAGCTTTATCTTCTAATGAGTTATTAGTATCAATATACAAAGCTAAATCTAAAAATTCATCATTCTCAACTAATCGTGCATCATTTAAATCCTTAATTGTTGGATGTTTTAATGGAATAGTTAAATTTATACCACTTAATATACATTCTTCAAATTTAGATTTAATGTAATCAGTCTTAAATGAATTCAATTTAACTTCTTGTTCAATAGCATTTTTACATGTTGGACATTCAGGTATTTTGATTTGATAACCTGATGAACGAATAAATGTGTTAGTTCTTAACCAGAATAACAAGTATTCTCTATCTGCTAACAAAATATCTTCAAATTTAAGATGCTTTAATTTAAGACATCTATTCAATAATTCATTTGTAATAGTAGTTGCATTTGACTTATTAAATGTAGCCAAATACTTTACATCACGAACTGTCATAGTTCTAATACGTATTTCTGTATCTTCATTATAATACTGCCCTAAAGAAGGCAAATCATTAAATTCAATTTTCCAATAATTCATGGAGTACCTATCACTGTTGCTATAGTTTTAACTTGGCAAGATCCAGCTAACACACCACCTGATGAAGTTGGACCACCAATAACCATTGTACCAAATAAACTGCAAAATGCTTGAACTAAATACTTATCAAGCACATCATAAAATATACCTTTCTTATCTACATAAGTTTGAGGGTCGATCTTCTTTAATTCAGCCCAACAATCTGCTCCTGCTTTTGCGAATACCGCTGTCACTGATCCCATAGTACTTGAGAACTTCAATATTTGTGGAGTCAAAATATATGGGACTAATATATTACCTACTTTGAAACCTAAACTAACTGATAAAGGTTGTTCTAATCTACCACCAATTAAAGTAAACAATGCAATTACTGAAGTCATACCTGTGCATGCTGCTTGAACATCTAAAGGAGTAAATATGACTGGTGTTAATACTTCACCACCAACACCTACCATTGGATATGATGTAGTTCCTGGTCCTACAACTTGACCAAACCAAGAGAATTGTACTTTATCAAATAAATTCATAATAGCACACGTCATAGCGTTTGCCATATCCATTTTCCAAGTACTTTTCTCTAACTCTGGACTTGCTCCATCCATCGTAGGTTTCATATAAAACTTCAATAAATCTGGAATTGTCTTTTGCATTAAAAATCACCCCAGAAATCATTTGACTGATTATGCATGACCATATAATCTACTGGATATTCTTCAATTGGTCTATCATCTGAAGGTCTACATGTATCTAAGTCAATTTCAGGTTGCATTGTTGCATATACTGCCCAATACAATGCTGATACAGTATCATCATGATTACCTTTAGCAGCTTTAAATACATTACCTACATCTTGTTCTTCGAAACGTGATAATTCCTTAATGGTATCTGAGTCATGAACTTCTAAGAAATCATTATCCATCAATCTCTTCAATTCAAGACAAGCATCTAATTTAGAACGTTTTGTTGCCTTAGTTCCTAATGGTTTACCTGGACCATCAGTAGAAATCAATTTATAATTCTCTAGATTATACCACAATTCTTCACAAACTTTCTTACCTGAGTCTTGGTTTTCAATAATATACCAAGCACCATTGTATTTGTCTGACAAATACTTAATTTGTACAGCAAATGCTTCAGGACTTACTTCATTGTTTCTATAACAAGCTACTTCTTCCATCTTGTTTCTTGATAAAATCTTAATAACTTGTATAGTTGAATAGTCACCTTGACAACCTGTACCAACGTCACATCCCATTACATACATTACACCAGGGATTGGATCTTCAAAAATCTTAATATCATAATTGTGTTCATATCTAATTGGTTCTTTTTCTCTCAATTTTTCCAATGTTTCAGCATTGATTAAGGTCTGTGAAGAACCTAGGAATGAACAGTTGTGGTTAATCAATCCGTTTGTAGTTTGATAATACTCACCATCTACATTCAATGGTGTATAAACTCTACCAATACCAAAATAATCTACAAATAAAACATGTGATTTACCAAATTCTTGATTATACAGAATATCACCTGGTTGTAAATCTCCAGCTACCATTTCAGGTTTTGTAATTCCTTTAAATACATGGTCTGGTGTACATTTAATTATACAGTTATCACATTGAACTTCCAAAATAGGTGATAACTTACAAATAATTCTCTCAAAGTTTTTCCATTCTTCGCCACATTTTATTAACATAGTTTACCTCTTTATGTAGTTTTTCTTTATTATTTATAAATAATATAGGCAATATGAAGAATATTGTCAATACTTAACTTATGTAAATTAACTAAATGAGGTAAATATGTGGCAAAAAACTGCTGAACTTAGAGGACACAATGAAGTCATTGAAATGTCTCCAGATGAGATGCAAGAATATATTAAATGTGCAACTGATATATTTCATTTCTCTAAGTATTTCTATATTTTAACAGGTGAAGGTGAACGTCCAATCGAATTAAGAGAATATCAAGTTAGATTGGTAAAAATGTTGACAGGTAAGTACTATTTCAAAAATGAAGATGGTACTGATGTAGTTAATGCTAATGGTGAAAAGTCTGAACGTAATAACCGTATCATTATGATGGGTCGTCAGACAGGTAAAACAACCCTAGCTACCCTTTATATTTTGTGGTATGCTCTATTCAATAAAGACAAAACAATTGCTGTTCTAGCAAACAAGGAATCACAAGCATTGGAAATTATGCTTCGTATTCGTTCTGCTATTTTGAAACTTCCTCTATGGCTACAACAAGGTATCAATCCTGATAGAGGTGGTTGGTCAAAAGGTACAATAGGATTTGATAATGGTAGTAAGATATTCGCTGCTGCATCTTCATCATCTTCTATTCGTGGTAAATCTGTTGACTTCATGCTTGTGGACGAATTTGCATTCTTACCTGAAAATGATGCTAATGACTTCATGATGTCTGTTTTCCCTACTCAGTCTTCTCGTAAAGAATCAAGACTAATTCTAATCTCAACCCCTCATGGTATGAACCACTTCTATAAGATTTGGCAGAAAGCTATTGCAGGTCTAAATACTTTCGTTCCAGCAAAAGTACAATGGAATGAAGTAGAAGGAAGAGATGAAGATTGGAAAAATAGAATGATACGTGATGTTGGTCCTCAGTTCTTCGCTCAAGAATATGCTTGTCTATATGGTGATGAAAAGGTGACAATTAAAGTTGATGTTCCTGATGGTGGACTATCTTATGAATATACTGATAAGATTGAAAATATCTATAAGATGTGGCCAACATTTAGAAACAAATGGGTCAATAAGCTTACCAATAGAGAATATGATTTTGAAGCTTTAGATGCGGTTATGGAAGCTATAGACAAAGTTAGACGGACAGATAATCGACCGCCTGATTATGAATAATTAAAAAAGAGAGTCTTACGACTCTCTTTTATTTTAGTTTTCTGTTTCTGTTAATGTTGTCCATGGAATAATCTTCTTATTTGTTGAATAATTGACTATTTCCATCAATGTACCTTCTTTCAATGTTGTTAAGTGTGCTCCTTGATTTGCACCTGGATAACTATAGTTAGTAAATGAAGGTGAAACATTTGTGCAAATCATATTATTATTCCACAATCCTTTATATGCATAATAGATTGATAGATAGTTCATTTCTGAACCTGTTCCTTTATAACCAGTGAAACTTGTTATAATTCTTAATCTATTTTCACTACGACCCATATATCTTGTTGCTTTACCAGATTCTGTAAAGAATGGAACTAACCAACAGAATAATTGAATACGTATACCTGTTGAAGTACTTCCTGATGTAGATTTAATTGCACTATATTCATCAAAAATAATTTGAATATTCTTAGAATTCTGATTTCCAAAGAATGCTTCATTTACTTCTTTAAAGTGTTTCCAATCATCATTTGTTTGCAAGAAATTGTAACCACTACCAGCAGGAGCATAAAAATAAGTTGTTTCTATATTTTCTGATGCATTATAATTTGTTGTAGTACCAATTGTAAATATATCATCAAAACGTTCTTTAGCATTCATTGAATTCCAACGTTTATTCAATGCTTCAGATGTTGTTTCAAAATCACTTATATAGAAATAACCATCAGTATTTGCATCTACAGGTTTCTGATATGATACATAAATGATTGTCTTAGATTCTTTTTTCAAATCATCTGCATACATTTCACCTATAATTTGATCATTACCATCTCTGAACTGAATACCAGTTGGGTCAAGAGTGACTGACATACCGTATGCATTTGAACGAGCACCATTGTTTCTATCATAACCATCATCACAGTTGCGTAGAATCATCTTACCTTGGTGAGCATAGAATTCAAGAGCATTATCCAACTTAGAAGAAGCACGAACATTCTGAATAGTTCCCTTCATAGTTTCAATTGTCTTCAATTCAGATACACTATATTCTTTTTCATTCTGAATATAAGAATCACCATCAAAGTGACCACAACCGAAGATCAAATCTGCTGCAACATCACGGTTATACTTACCCATAATAACCTGGTGAGCCTTACCAGAAGCCTTAGAATATTCAGCACCAATGAATGTGACGTTTTCACCACCAATTAACTTGTTATGGTGACCACCTAAGATTACTGAGTTCTGAGGTTTGATAGAGTCTTCCATTACAGACTTATTTTGATTCTTGAATGCCTGATATGGTGAATATGTGACACCTGCTGTATAGTGTTCAGAAGGTACATATTCTGACAAATTCAATTCAGAACCATAAGTGTTGATAAATTGAGTTCTCAATCTCAACATATCTGCTGGACGACCATGTGTAGAAATAGATTCTGCACCTTCACGGAATGAAGTACCAGATAGACCTGAACCACCAGAGTATTCACCAGCTAGAACTGAGTCAAGTATACCAGTGTTATGTTCAGAGATTGCCCAAGAAGTACCATTCAATCCTAATTCTTCATCAGAATAATCAGAGTGACCATCTACCTTAGAATAGATAGAGTTCAATAGTCTTACTTCTCTTGCGTTATATAACTTAGAACCATCTGAACCAATGATTGAAGAACCCTTAACACGTACTGGACCTGGGTCGACAACACTATCATTAGCACGTAGTCCATAAGTATCAATAATCATGTTATCAGAACAACCAAATAGAGTTGCATAAGATGCATTCATAATATAGTTGTTATTAGACTGATTATCAGATGCTAGAGGTCTTTCAACACCAGAAATCTGAGTTGAACCATTTGGATATAGACCGAAGAAACGTGCACCAATTGCAACGTTATTCTGTGCTGAATAACCTGAGAACTTGAATGCATTATAAACTCTGTTATTTGAGGTTGCTTGCATCCAAACGTATGTTGAACTATCCATCAAATCTCTATATGCTGCACGAGCAGAGATATTATTTGCAAAGTTAAATACGTTATATCTAGAGTCCCATGTGACTTTTGCCTGATTGGTATTGACTAAGAAGTTTTCAGAACAGTTCTGGTCAATTACGTTTTCATTTGCACGAATCAACATATTCTGCATTGTATTTCCACTTAATGCATTATCTCTTGCATTAAATAGAATATTCTGCTTAGCATTACCAAATGCAGAGTTTGTGTATGCACAAATCAATGTATTATCAGATGCATTATCACCAATATGGTTAGAGAAACCGTTAATCATTGTCAATGCATCTACTGCTGACAAATTGTTTCTCTTAGAATTCAAGATAAATGCATTATGAAGACCATTTGTCAATAGGTTTTCATCAGAATTTATCAATGTATTATTTGCAACACCATAACTTGCTCTGTTTCTATTAGAGTCAATAAACATGTTATTGTTCATTGAAGCACCTTCTACGAAGGAGTTTCCATGAGACTTAAATAATACGTTTGGTTCACCATAATTTGGCTGAGTAGCACTATTATCGAATGAGAATAGGTATCTATCCTTTGAATATTGGTTCTTGAAGTTATCTCTACCAAATATATCGACTGCTACGAAATCATTTTCTGGTAAGTGACCTAGAATAAATGTAGGTGACTCTGGTGATGCATCCTTTCCTAATAGAGAATATGGAGATACACCAATACCATTTAACTGCATACCTGCACAGTATGCTTCAATATCTTCTTTCAAAGATGATGTTGCTTTGACAGTAGTCAACAGATATTGAGGAATATATTTTCCACCATCTTCAGGATATTTGTTAATACCATGGAATAGAGCTGCAGCGTTAAATTGGTTTTCTGCATCATCAGCATCAATACAGTCAGCAGCCACAATTGACTTATCAATTGCGATTGAACCGTCTTGGTCTAATTGTAATTCATCTAATACAGGTTTATCATAACCAATAGCTACACCACCTCTAATAGTCTTTAGACCATTATTGATTAAGTATAACTTCTGAGCAGTTCCAGAAACAGCAGATGGAATATCAAATGACCATTCTCCTTCATTTATTTGTTTTGGAGAAATATCTTCTTCATCTTTATCTTCTCTGACAGTAAATCTTAATTGTGTTTGGAAAGATACGTATTTATTCTGATTAGCCAAAATCTGGACACCACCATCATAAATACCAGTTGATTGTTCAACCTTACCATCAAACTGAGCAAATGCTACAATAGAAGCTTTTTGAACTTCATTTACATTAAATGTTGCATCATCAGTTTCAGCATATTGCTTACCAATTAGAGCAATATGAGAGAAAGCCAAATCCTTTGTTATATTACATGACAAATAAGTTCTATCAAAGTTGAATCTATATAGACCATAAGGAACTGTACTACCATCTTCTTGTTTCTTCAACATGAATTCATTTGTTGGAACATAATACATTCCAAACAAATTTTCTGAGTAATTTTCTAATGCTTCTTCATATTGTTCTTCATTTATAGGTGCAACTGAGTTAGGACTCTTAATCTTATATGATACGTTCTTTAAAACGAAAGAAATGTTATCCTTTAGGAGTGTTTTATCTTGTAAAACATCCATAATAGATAATTTCTTATCTTTAGCTATACTGTCAATATAATGAACATATCCTGAAAATCCTTTAAATGTTATCTTATTG